GGGTCAGGGTGAACATTCCAACAGCCATAATACGTTGTATGACGCACTATGGAACTGCAGGAACGAAAGTTCCAATGTTCGTAGATGTCTCAGATATCATTGTTGGTATTCCTATCAAATAATGAAAACTGAAATCATCAGCTGCTTGTCGATAGATGTGGAATGAAGTTTGTGTTGATGCTTCCATTGTGGACAAAACAGCATCTGAAGAATATTGTTGCAAGAGTTGATAATTGGTATTATATGGTATAGTACCAAACACCAACACTGGCAAAGGATAAGCTCCTTCTGCTTCACTTTGTGAAATCACTGGAAACATAGAAGCAGTGGCACCATTATCAACACAAGGTGTTATATGTGTTGAATTATAATAAGGTACTTCTACTTCTGTCATTCCTTCTATCATATTTGAAACAACTAAGGATGAACTAGAATTTGAAAACAATGGATGCATATCAGTAGCTACATTTGTGCTATTTCCTGAAAATTGCAATCCATTACATCCAATTTTGCCAATTACATTATTCATTTTGGCAGTTCTAGTAACAATAGTCGTCATCAAAGGATTCAAAGCATTAAACATTTTAACGAAGATGTTAGACGTTGAATATGGTTTTGACATCCATACACCAGCAGGTGTGTCTGTGGATGGCAAAAGTCCATCTGCACTTTGAGCTATAGAAGCTATTTTAATACGCATTCCTCCTCTGAAGAAAGCATACAAATAGCTAAAATAACTTATGTAATCTATTCCAGAAACTGGAGAAGAATACTTCATACCGTATGGATTTATGACCCCCAATGTATTGTTATTTTGATTAACAAAAGCATCGTTATAGTTGGTTCGATTTTCAACTATAGAGCCCACATAATTCGTTCGTTTTATCAATTGTCGTGCTGAAACTATTTTTTCTCCAATACAATGCGCTTCTGGTGACCAATTCGTCAGCGGATCAATATTGGTTATAGAATCAGGATCGTATAACAATTGAGCTTCGTTTCGTTGTACCTCTACAGCTGTACCAAATACTTGGGCCTCGTGTTCAATCATTCTAGGTTGTCTAGAAGGTCGTTCAGCAGTAGGTGTACCAGGTAAGTATAGAGGGGCTTGAGGACAAGCAAAAGTAAGATCATCACCTCCAGATATTTCAACTAAAATATTAATGGAAGATGAGACAGTACTTACTGCTCTGAGTTCGTTTAACACAGTAACTACAATATAACCTGTGCTCGTTGGAATAGTTTCACTCACGGTGCCTAATGATGTCGTATTAAACCATGGTTTAGTAGCTACATAAGGGACTTTGAATGAAAATGTATCACTCTCCTCAATGTCAATAACAACTTGATAATTCTTTTCAATTTCATTAACAGGTGCTGAACCTGTTACTAGATTTGATGCTGATTCATACGGTACGAAAAATACACGTAATCTACCAGCATGAAAACCAGTTTTAACTAATTTGAAAGTATATATCAAAGAACCACGCCATAATCCAAAACAATTTGCGACATAACCAACAGGAGTCATATTGATTCCGTTAGTAGTGCCTGAAATTGGTGAGAATTTCAAAGGCGTTACAGCATCAGTCCAAAGAATTTGATCTGTAGTTGTTTGTGACGTATTCCAAGTAAATTGTTGCCAGTAAGCTGGAATCTTGAATATAGAACTTAAAGCCATCTCATCAAGATCAGTACCACCAATTCCACTTGGAGTATCAATTTCGTTATCAGCGGACAAAGCCATTTTATGACTTGAATCTTGACCATTATAATTGGGCATACAATTAGTAGTTCGCAATTTTGTATCCATTGGCATAGTCGGTTTTGACCAACCAAACAGTTTACATAATGCTTCTCCACTAGTAGCTAACCATTCAGGAACAGCTAAGTATGAACCAATTACAGGAATTTTTGAAGCTGTGTGTAATGTTTCAGCAATCCTACCTAAAGTATTGGAAATCACACCAGTCTTCTTAAGTTTCTTGGCCTCACCCCTAACTTGTGCAACGTGTGTTCTTACAGATGAACTAAAATATGGTGTTGCACTAGTAGGGAAAGCCAATTTAGGTTCTAAAAATCTAGCCCAAATTGTGACCTCACAGTTAGGAGATTCTGCTGAACCTGAAAGCAATGGGCTATAAACAAATAAATTTATTTGTCCCATTGTACCATAACCTGTTATCAAATTTATGTATGCATGAGGCGATACATAAGGAATAACAAACGTGGCTTGTGCGATTCTTGACTGCGGATTTGAACCACCACAAACATCTATATCAACTCCAGGACACGAAGTCATCCCAGTTAAAGTGGAATTAATAAGTGCTGTTTTATTACCAAGATATTTCTGGTAGGGCAAATACTGCAATCTTAATCGACCTTGTTGGAATTTTTGAGCATTTATTTGAACTGTTACTTCAACATTTGCTCTCAATCCCACAAAACCGCGAATCTTCTCATTGTACATGGGGTCAGATAGCAATATATCTGGAAAAGTTCCTGAATAAAGAACTTGATCCTGAGTATTGCTAGTCGAAAACTGACCAGCCCATATACGAATGGGTCGTTCCAAAAAGTTGTTGATTGTATGCATCTTATCATTAGCAATCGTCATATCCAAATAAGATTTGGGTAAGTCAACTTGCTTAGCAAGAGCATCATCAGCAACAGTTTGGCCTTGGTTATTGAAGGATATAACTTGTTTTACTTCGTTATATCTTGAATCTTCATCATTTGTCACATTTAAAGCTGCAACAGCACTTTCGTTCGTTGTTGTTTCGGCAAGTGAAAAATTTAAGTTATATGCGTCACTTATAACATATAACCGAGTGATGGTTCCTGGATTTTGAAAGGGCTGCTTTCAAGGCATCCTGGAAGTAAGATTAAATAATCAACCTTCTTCCAATCATAGCAATGCAATATCAATTTAACATCACAAATTTATTTGATATTGCAAGATCACACGATTGGGTCTACGCGGCAAAACCGCCCATTGCGTCCATATTTTCTATGGCGCAACGCACTTCAGCATATGTTGGTATATATGGCTGAACCAGATGCATCACTTTGTCATTAGCGCATAGGCGAAAAACAAATTCATCGAATTCTTTCTCACCATGTAAACTAATTTCACGTAATGCTGTCTCAATGTTTGATTTTAGAAGAAATACAGAATCTACTGAATTTCCTCTTACCCAATTCAACATTTCATATATAACGCTCTTATCTAAAGGAGCTACATAATGAAGTGTGTCATTGTCAAACACGAATCGTCTCTTGAGAAAACTTATTTCATCTACATTTCTATAGAGATGCATTTTCCCATCTTTCGTTTCTTCTGTGTATTCATGACCAACAAACTTTAACGCATCTGTTAAAGTTTGTTGATTGAAAACATCACTAATATAATCACTTATATTAAGTATGTTATCATCACCATAAACAATAGGAGAAACATGTTTGTCAAAACTCATTGTATTGAGTAGACAAACTTTTTGTTTGTTATCTAAATTACTATTTTTAATAGCAACTAGATAACCTATAACAAGAATTAAAAGATTATAAACACTATTTATAATCACAGTGAAAGGATTCCCAGATGGTTGAGAATGGGTCCATTGATACAATGTATCTCCATATACATGAACAGAATTCACTATATGAAGCCACAATGAATAACGAATCTTTGCATCCTTATCACTGTAATTCTTGTCATATTGCTTGTAGAAATTTTCAATAATTTCATAAACTAACCATAATACTTGAGTATTGAGAGAGCCATCGTAATTACTGAAATCTCCAGCAAGCACACGCTTACCTTTTATAGAAATTTGTCTAACTATTTGATCCCAGTCCTCATTATAGGGATTAGTACCAACAGCTATACCATTTTTATTTCTATTATGCATTATAAATGCTGCAAATCCCAAATAATATTTGCGAAACAGCACCACAAAATGCATAGGGCAAGCTGAAAACATGCGCGTCTTTCCTTCATCAACTTTCTTGATAGGACGACGTTCATCTTTCATCGTGTCCGCACAAACAACACCGGTAATGATTCCTTTCTCACAATTATCCTCTAATTCCTGTACAATATTTCTCAATTGTAAGGCGTAGGATGATGTAAAATCAAAAGTTTCACCACTACCCATCCATTGTTGTTTTCCTGGTTTACTCGTTTTATATTTAATATCACTATTAAATGGATAACCAGGTGATGTTGATCTACATACTGCGGACATATATAGATCTTCAGTACCCATGATTGATTCTTCATAAGTTAAAACTCGAGCATATGTTTCATATCCAACATGTTTATGATCTATAAACAATTTGTGTTGAACATAATTTCGAGCCATTTTACAATAATTAGAATCAATCAAAGGCGTTACACCACCACATTTTTCCAATCCTTTATAAGCTGGGTCTATTAAAACACCATCTTTCTCAAAGGGTCGCAAGTGTGCTGGTTTCGTTATAGGTTCACTAATTTCTCCATATATCAATGACGGTTTTAGAACTGATCTAGAAGCCTGATATAGTGGAACTTTTAATGTCCCTATTTCATTAAATACTCCTTCAGGAAGAGTTACACTGTCATCCTTTAACATATTTTCATCAATATGTAAGAAACAGTGAACTCTATGAGTATCTTCAACTTTTCTACTAAGTTCATCAATATGTTGTTGTAACAACTCTTGATAAAGCTTAGCAGAATAGCCTTCTCCTGCTGAACCACTAATGTGAATACCAACTATCTTACGTGTAAGAGAGTTGGACTTTATAATCAGTGGTCCACCACAATCTCCTTTCATCGTATCACCATTGTAAAGATAACCAGCTCGATGTATATATGATTCATTCTCTACGCTAATACGTAGTTCCTGTTCATAATTATGTACATCATAAAGTGATTTAATCACTTTAGCTACTTGTCCATTATCATTATGATATGATAAAAGAAGACCCTGCATATTTCCTCTCAAACGACCCAATTCATCTTTTTCGATGAAATGTTTGAGAATAGATCTATGCAACACACTATTTCCATGCGTGGATACATTAAAAATGATAGCATCCAATTCGTGTTCTCCATATTTTATTTGGATAGCACGATTAAGACTACCATCAGCATTAACTAACTCACGCAGTTCGAAAGTGGACATGTTGTTATACACCTTTTCAGCATAATTAATTCTTGAAAGATTCAACTTAGTTGATAAAGGTGCTTTTCGCAATAACAAATATTTTACAAAATGATAAGGAATAAGATAGTTATGTCCCTGTAATGCAATAGCATTTCCAAGAGTGATATCCTTTCCCTTATCATTAACATATGTTATACTATACAAATTATTTTTCATTATGGTAAAAGCAGTTTCAACAGCATTAACATCAACCGATCCTTCACTTTCATGAAAAGCACCTGTTTCAACTTTGTGTTTAACTAAATTTTTATCTTTGCCATTAGAAGGTGATTGCATAGCTTCAATAATATGTTTTTGCAAATTTTTTGTTTTTCCGTTTGATGGAGATTGCATCGCTTCATTCACATGAAACGGAACACCCTCCGTGTTTTTGAGAATAATTTCTCGTTCATTAGGATTAGCCATCAATAAATTTGTCTTCCAGTAACTCATACGTTCACTAAAAGATAAATTCTTTTGTTGATCAATCCATTTTGAATTTCGATCATATTCTTCAGCAGTAATAACATCGCCAGTCACAAAGTGTGGTATCTTTTCTTCTTGAATAAAACACTTGTAAATAGCAAACATTGATACTGCCACTGTGCCCAACATAAAAATATACTTTAATGCTGGGTATTTATCAAGAATTGTTTGACACAGCTGCTTACATTTATTAAACCATGATTTAATAGATGAAACAGCACTATCAAACATCGTTTCGGAATAGTATAATAGCTTATTTGTAAATGAATTTTGAACTTCATTTGATTTATTTTTAAATGCTAAATATTCGTCAGCTCTGTCAGAATTTAATAAATCACATTCTATATCTAGAAGTGATTCACCATTACAAATTCTTTCAGAGATAATGTTCGTTAAATCAACATAACAATCAAAGAAATCCTCTTCACCTTCAACTTCAGCTACCATTTTCTTGAGTCGTTTCTCCATAAATTCTTTCTTTACAGTGAAATCATCTTGTCTTTGTTGTAGTTGAGCACACATCAAAGAAGAGAATTCATCATAATTAAGAATTTTGGCTGATGGATCTGGTTTAAATTGCGTCTTTCCAGCAATAACAACTTTCTTGTATTTTACGAAATTATAAATTTCGGTTGTTATTGGGACACGATAACCAGCCTCTGCGGATAACTCGTCAAGTCGTTGTCGTACTTTGTCAAGATCTAATAAAATCCTTTCATTATTACCTTCAAGCTTTAAAACTTTCCTGAATTGTTCAGCAGGCGTAACCTGATACATATGATCAGAAATTCGATTATAAAAAGCTTCAGGATAAGTCAAAGATTTAATTGGTGCATTTATATCATTTATTGTCATAATACCTACTTTAGAAGTATAAAAAGAATTTTTATCTTCCAAAGCAGCCATATGTAAATGATACGGGAAGTCGTTCATCTCTCGTATAGTTTCGTGTAATTCGGGATTTGGATTGGATACGTCATCCACAGCAGCAAGACAATCGTCTCGCACTACTATGAATTGACCTTTATAACCATCCCAAAATTCAGTTTCAGGTTGTCTTGCATAAATCTGTTCATCAATATCACTGGATTTTCTATACCCTGCAGCAAAACATAAGTCTTGAGCTAAAGGATATATCAAACCAGATTTACCAATTTGAGATTCACCAAACAATACTATACAAAGAGGTCGTTGTCGTTGTCCACCATCCAATGTATTATTCTTATCTGCATAATTATATAATTGCTCTGCAGTTCTTATATAATTTGAGATATTCCTACATACATCTGGACTACACTTATTAGTGAAAGCCCAATGACGGAGATGTAAACCTTGTTTCAATAGACCAGATATTTTAATTATTTGTTCGTTTATTATTGTTGCTTTCTTTTTAACAATAATATCAATATAATGTTCAATATCTTTCATCCATTGAATCATTTCGTCTTCCATACTAAGAAATCCTTCTGGATTAGGATCGACTTGTTTTATAACAAATTCTTGAACCTGTTTCCAAATTTTTCCAATATCTCTATTGATATTTATCATTCCTGATAAACCACGAGATATATTATTAGTTTTCTTAGAAAAATTTTCAATAGTTGAATCCTTTGGGAGCTTACCAATAATGAAGTAGCAAATAATACTACCAATCAAAGCTCCTAAAGATTCACCTGTTGTGAAAATTTGTGCTTCATGTCCAAAGAACTTCTTAATCTGATTTACTAGTTGTTCGGGAATTCCAAACAAAGAAAACAAAGTAATAATTCCTGTAAGCATTGCCGTTTTGTACCATTTTAAATGTGTCATTATTCCAATTATTGAAATTAGAACTAATGTTTTTAAAACGCTTGATTGCATGTTTCGTATTTTGTCTAAAGTATTTCCTGTATTTTCATTCAACATCTTTAAATCTTCTTTAATCTTAGCATCAGCAAAGAAAATATTCCGTTTTATAGACATTTCATTATTGTCAATTAAATTTTTAATACTATCAATAACAGTAGGTAATTGAGTAGTGAGGAAATCGTTTAGACGGCGTGTTTCGTCAACGATGCCCTGAGCTTCATGTTTCTTATTTATGCTCGAGTTGTTATATCGCATAAATCTAGACATGACAGGGCCTGGGTTAAGTTCCACATCACCACACTGCATAAGCGTATTAATTAGAATATGCTTATCATGGAAGATCATATCGTAAAATGAAGGAAAACCTACCTTTACTAAATGATCATACCATCGTGGTGTAATATTAATCTTCATACTCGAAATTCGACGATTAACATTTCTAAATGAGTGAAAGTCGCCATCCTCAAATATACAGTCCTTATAGAGTTCCCAGAAAATTTTATACCAATATCTAGAACCTTCAAATTTCAAAAGCAAATTTCTCCAAAATTTGCGATTGTCAAATGAGAATATTCTAGAATAATGACCAAGCCAATAATCAAACACAGCATTTACTTCATCTTGTTCAATAAAATATTGTGCTAAGATCATTGTTGGAGCACTAAATGTGTAAGATCTTTTAAAGGGTTCAACAAAACGATATTTTAAAACAATGGGGTGAGTAGCATCAAAAACTTTAACAGTTTTGACTTTATCAACTTCATCTTTCTTCAAAATACCAAACCTTATCAATTGTTGAATATCCAAATCGTTTGCCTTAAATTCTTTCTTAGTCTTAATCACATGTTTGCACAATGCTTGTATACTAAGAAAAGCGTTGGTTGTCATCAAATTGGGGATTGTTAGTTTGTTTTGTTGAGTTGTATTCATATTTGTGATTGGCTATTCGTACTCCTTAAGAAGTTTCCTTTCGCCTCATATTTTCTTGTATAAGATCAGAAGTGCACGCACGTGTGTTCGAATGTAACTTAATTGCCATCGACGTATCTGAAATTTAATTTTAACGAGTTTAGCTCGTATATGCGTTTATTACGATGTAACACATATAAGAAATCATACTATTGGTTCGGCTTTTGCGTGTAACAATACCATAAATGTTCTTCTAATTAAATGCCAGGGAGTCAAAACCTAGGGAGACCGTTTCCATTTAATTACATTTACTAATGTTTCCGCGATAATGAAAGTATAAGGTTCACCTTATTGCACTACGAAGAATAGTGACTAGGATTAATACCTAGATTAAATTAATAGTAAATTTAAGAAAATTAAAATGTATGTGATTACCCTGCATACGGAAGGGGTTATTTTTGATAACATAACGGAGTTATCAGAATAATCTCAAAAGAGAAGAACTGAATAATATACTGTTACCTATATTATCCCTATTCTATCCGGTTCATGATTGACCTGTGAACAAAAGGCGGTTTCATTTTTACAACTTTTCCTTGTTGTTTAAAATCTATTTATTATATCTTAGAATGTGTATTCTTAGCATTCCCAAGTGAATAAGTAGGCGTTTATCTCTATCTTATCCCAAGATAATA